GAACATAGCAGAAACTAATAACATGATTATGATTCCAGCAACCATATGAGCGAACTTGCTTATTTTATTTGTTTTCATTTAGGAATTCTCCGATTGTGTCTGCCGAGTACCATCTGAAATTTTGCTTTGTAGCCCATTCGCCATGTGTAGCTTTAGTCCCATCTTTGCGGACTTGTGCTCTAGGCATTGGATTCTGAGGTCTTTGGAAAACGAATATAATCTCAACGTTATCGTCAAGATGTGTTCTGATGTGCTTGTATTTAGAAGCTTCAGCAGAGTCTTCAAATCTACCCTTAGATTCAAGCAAGTAAACATTGCCTTTAGAATCTCTGTGTATAAAGTCAGGGTGGTATTTGTGACTAATTGTATAGTCAAAAGTCTCTTTAGTATGGAAGTCACAGTCAGACAAAACACCTTCGTGTAATGCTAACTCGAACTTACTGTCATACTGTCTGTTTGCTTTCTTCCAAGCTGGGTTAAATCTAGCCATGAAGGTCTCCTAGTTTGCTTTCTCTTATGAGTTTTTCTGCATTCCAACGAGTTCCCCATCCAGTAACTTTTGCCCATTTGTTTGCTTCTAACTCTTTATAACGAGTAAAGAAGAATTCAACTTGGTCAAGTAGACACTGTTCAACATCGTCAAGTTCTTGTATGTAATCATACTGTTCGGTGACTAATGCTGTGGGCACTGCTAAAACTTTCCAATCATGTCCTGCTTCGTCTTCCATCATTAGGACTCCGACTGGACGACAGACTATCTGTGAACCTGTCATAATTGGATAAGGTGTTATAACTAAGCAGTCAACTGCATCACCGTCGTCAGCGAGAGTGTTAGGAATATAACCGTAATTAGCTGGGTAGAACATTGGGGTAGATAAGAAACGATCAACACAAATCTGACCCTTCTCGTCCGTCTCATACTTCACTGGTGAAGACTGAGCTGGTACTTCTATCTTTACTTGAAACATAACTTACTCCTACATCCAGTTAATAATTCCTACTATACCTATGATACCAAAGACAACACTCATTACTAATAATGAAGTCATACCTTTCTTAGCACCAACATAAATCCAACATGCGTCAGAAATTATGTATAGAAGGAAACCAAAGATTTCCAAATCCATGTTAAGGGCTATCAACAGTGCACCTAAGATTCCTGTTGTAGCACCAATAAACTCATTTATTTTTATAAAGCTCATTTTATGTTAAATCCCTTATCCTTCATAATCTTCTTAAAGACTAAAAGGTTTACATGTACGTCTTGTACACAGTACTCTTCTAACTCTTCAGTCCAAGGTTGAGTTTCCCAATTTGTATCTAGGAAAGCTTCAATCTTGTTATCACCAAAGCGATAACCCCAAGACTTTAAAGAATGTAATGCCTTAGTTTGTGGCAATCCTTTCTTAGTGTCAAATTGAGATAGTTTATTGTTAGGGTACATTTCTCTTGAAGCAACTAGAGTGTCAATCATTGGATGACCTCTAAGTGCACTGTTCATGTTTGGATAGATGTTGCCTAAGGCAGGTGCATCAAATCCTCTAAGATTGTGACCAACCCATCTAGGTGATGCCATAAGATAATCAAACATCTCATCTTCATCGCCTTCTCTGAATCGTCTAACTTCTCCAGTACCAATATCTTGGGTAACTAGACAAATCATCTTAAATGCTCTTTTGTAAAATCCACCTCTTACTTTGTGTTCTGGTAGCATGTTAGTTTCAACGTCCCAAACTAACCAGCCATTAGTGTCTACTGTTTTCATAAACTACTCCTAATCAAACCATCCGTTGATGTTTTCAATGACTTGAGGACATTCAGTCGGCTCTTCATTGGTACACTCAAACATGGTGGGTGAATCCCCTGTGCCAAATGCATCAGGAGTTCCTTCGTTATATTCGCAATCTTCACAGTGAGAACAACCTAGTCCTGCTGCTTTATCAAACATACACTCACAACCCTCATCGAATTGTTTTCTTACGTAAGACATTTTGTTTTCAACCCATCCAGAGTCATCATCATAATGCTCTTTCATGCGGTCTTCGTTGACAGCCACAAAATCTTCAAAAGACTTATCAGCACGCCATTCTCTAGCGTTTATTTCTATTTCTCTTAATGACATTGTGGCTCTCCTTAATTAAGTTAGTAAATCTTCTAGATCTGCTTGTGACATAGCACCAACTACAGTTTTAGTTTCTTGACCAAACTCCATAAATAGAGTTGTAGGAACTGAACGGATGTTGTTAGCGATCATCATCTCACGACCTTCGTCAGAATCGATATCTAGCGTAATAGCTTCCCAACGATCTGAAGCATCTAGTGTTGCAGCCTCAAAGGTTGGAGCATAAGCTTTACATGGACCACACCAAGTGGCAGTTAATCTAATTACTTGATTCATTTTATTTCCTTATATTAATTAAACTCGAACTCGTTAGCTTCTTCAGTAGGATCAAACGCAGGGATGCCAGTAGGCTTCTCTGGTGCTGACGGGACATCATTGATGCCGTCGTCAACAGGTATTAATCTTCCAGTCTTAGAGTCGAAAGTAAATTGTCCAGCATAACCAGTACGACCAGTATATCTAGATTTTAGTATGTAAAGTTTAGTCTTGTTGCGATCCTTCTCTTCGTTAGCCATCTTGTTGCGGACTAATGCGATGATAGTGAAAGCAATCTGCTTAATAGAGCCTGAACCCTTTAAGTCGTCATCAGTAGGAATCCCACCAGACTCGAAAGACTTCTTGTCTCCGCCAGTCTTACGTAAGTGACTCACTACACCAAACCATACAGTGTGTTGTTTGCAAAGCTTCAATAAGTTTTCCATAAAACCATCAATAGCACCGTTCTGATTCTCTTCGCCAGACACAGCAATTGTAATATGATCTACATAGATGTACTCACAACCAATAGCAATTAGATATCTGATTTTATCCATCAAGTCGTCGCCCATAGATGAGCCTTGATGATCAAGCATAACTAAGTTATCGCCACATGTTGTAACTAACCAATTCAATGAATCTTCGATTTCTTTCTCAGTAACTTCAACATCAGGAAGCGTAATTCTCTTATTTAAATAGAGAGATTGCATTCCTTTGAGGATATCACGAGTAGACTCTTCTAATGAAACTATACCAACTTTAACGTCGCCCATTGTCATAGACTGATAAACGTCTTCTCTTAAGAACTGGGATTTACCCATGCCTGTTCCTGAAGTGAAACATGTTATCTCGCCTTTACGTTTACCGTATTCAACCATATTAAGCTCTGCAGCGAAATCTGGGAATGGTAGGGATTCAACGTCGTTCTCTTTAGAAAGAATAGAACGTGCATCTGAAGCAGTTACGATATCAGATGGAGAATACTTCTGTGCGTTCCAATAAGCTTGTTTGAACTCTTCGTCTTTGCCTAAAATAAGCATGTCAGAAGCATCTTTCTCAGTGAACTTTGCAAGGTAAGCTTTACCTGGACGAAGCATCATAGAGATTTCTTTAGCACATTTCTCTCCAGGCTCATCTTGATCAAGCATCAATATCACTTTATCAAAACTGTTAACCCAGTCGATATTCTTTAAAAGAGCTTTAGAGTTAGCACCAGCTGGTAATGAAACCACTGGGAATCTCTTAGCATCTGCGGACTTACCAGACAACATTTGTGATGCAGCACAGGCGTCTAGAAAGCCCTCTGTTATCACTAGAGTACGATTACCACCGTTTGGCCATAAGTGTTGACCTTGTAACTCAATGTCGCCTTTAGCGTATCCTACGCCTCTGAAAGTCTTGTTCTCTACAGTACGCTCTTGGAAACCTACAACTTTACCATCCTTAGTGTAAGGATAATAGTGATGCGTAATAGCATCTTCTGCAGACTTCTTAGCAGTACGTAAGCCATAAAACTCAGCAACCGTCTTAACTAAACCACGTTCTCTCAGTCCCGTCATAGGGTACTCTTGGATCTCATCGATCGTTAGTTGCTTTATCATAGGGCTTCCTTTAAATTTATTAGTGGGAGTCTCTAACTCCTCTGGATAACCATCAGGGTTGACTCGTTGCTTACTAGCTTCACAGTTGAAGCAATGGGTGCTATGTGTACTATCTTCATTAAGGTACAATGAGTTAGCATCTGAGCTACCGCAGTCTTCACAAGGTATGTGTCTTATAAATGATCCTGCCATAATGGTCTCCTGATTAAGTTGATTCGATATTCTAAAGGCAACGCTTTAGCTCTATCATTTGTTTTATACGATGTATGGATGTTGAAGTTCTTTCAAACCAATCGGTGATCACCATGTCGTAATCCCTAGGACTCTCGAACATTGCATTGGTGTCATCATATCGACCTTCTCTTATCGTGTCCATCCATATGACGAAGTCAGCGTTGAAGTTGAGTCTTGTCTCTTCAGTGGGACAAACAAAGTCAGTGACAACGTCGGATCCAGACATAGCTGCACCATCTGACAAATACAGCATACGATTTGATTGGATGACTCTAGCTTCTTCGCTGAAGTCCCAGTCGTCGTATTTTGTCCTTACGTGATCTGCATTTATCCAGACTGCATTAAGGTATTTTGACAGAGGTTCAGCTAGGGTAGTTTTGCCACTCCCTGGAAGTCCGCAAATTAGTATTTTCATCATACTGATGTGTAATTGTTAAAGTCTTCAGTAGAAGCTATAAGAATAATACTACTATTTTTACATTCAACAACAGTATTAGACTCTTTAACTTCAGAGAGACTATCATGAACCTTAGAGCCTACTTTAAAGTTATTCTTTTTAAGAACACCAATGTTAGGGTACTGAGTCCATACAGCATTTAGCAATAATGGATCCATAGCTAGGTCAGTGTTGTGCTGGTTTTCAATCAGTATAAAATGATTCCAAAGTGCTACCATTCCTTCCTTAGTTTTTGGGAAAGTGGCATCTTCTGTTTGAGTTTCCATCATGAGTGAAATGAATTCTGATGGGACAATTGGGACAGTGATATGCATTATGTTACTCCATAAATTAAAATTAAGTTTTCGGAATCGTGACTCCGCTATTCTAAAGGCAACGTTACAGGAAAACCTTTTGCTCTTTAGCCTTTAGCCAGTCTTGGCTTTGAAATCGACGAAAAACACGCTTGAAGGAGACTGCCAAAAACCCCTCAAAAAGGCTCAAAAACGTACAAAAAACCCCCTTTTTCCTTGATTTAACTAAACCTTTTATTGAAAGAACAAAGTACAATATGAAAGTATTTTTCGGTCTGTCAGCTTCGAAGTAAGCAAGCAGTCCCGAGATTATTTAATAGTGATATCAAGATACGCATGTTAGTGGACTCTCCTCCAAAACCATGTGAACGTCTAGCGATACAGAATGCGACTAAATTTATTTATAGTATACTGAGTAACTGGAATCCTGATTAAAGTATCTAACGATA